CTGCACCCAGCCCAGGTTCATCGACGTCAGCTGCTGGGAGACGTACGCCGCCACCGGTGCCAACTGCTGGGCCTTCGTCAGGAAGTTGGTGGCGTAGTCGGCCGTCTTCGACTGGAAATCGTCGATGCCGCCCAGCAGGTCAATCAGGCTTTCGCGCGCCGCGATGGACGACACACCGGTTGCCCCGAAGGTCTTGCCGATGGACTGCAGCGACGCGTCGAGCTTGGCGTAGTCGGATGCCACCCGCACAAGGGTCTCCATGTAGCCTTCGCCGGCCCGCTGGAACTGCTCCAGATCGCCGACGGCATACTTGGCCATCTGGTCGCCCAGCTTTGAGAACACGGCTTCCAGCTGCTTCTGGATGTCGTCGCCGCTCAGACCTTTCAGGCTGACCTTGCCGATGTCGATCACGAAGCTGTTCAGCTTGTTAGTGAACTCGTCGCCGGACACCCCGAGCAGCGAACCGGCCTGCTGCACACTGGACGACAGCGACTTGATGATCGCCGTCAGCTGGGTGTTGGCGTCGGCACCCACATCCGTCATCTGCGTGTTGTGCTTGTCCGAGCGGAACCAGCCACCCGAGCTCTTGATGTCGGCGTAGGTCTTGGCGTCGATGCCGGTGGCAATGGCCGAAGCCAGCGATTCCTTGCTGATGGTGAAACCCGAGTCTTCCACCGACTGTTTGCCGCCGAAGATGCTTGTGCCTACCTTGCCAAACAGATTGCCGAGGACAGGAATCTTGGCCAACAGCGAACCGAAAACGATGCCCCCAGCCCCCCACGATGCAATCGTTTTTCCCAGCCCATTGTTACTGTTGAGGTTACCGACGTCCGGGTTGGTGATGTCGGTCGTGCGGAGCAGTGTGCTGGCGAAATTCGCGATGTTCGATTCGATACCTCGCAATGCCGCGAGCATGCCCGACAGATAGTTGATCTGCGTCGAGGAGTTCGAGGCCGACATCTGGATAGCCCTGGCGACCGAATCGGACTTGGCATTGCTGCTGCCCAGCACGGTGCCAGTGCCTTGCGCCGCCTGGCGGTCCTGCGACACCGACTGACCGCCGCCACCGCCGCTCAGTGCAACACCCAGGCCCGTCACGAGGGCCGCCATTGCAGCCATACGGCCGAACGCCGTGTAAGGGTCGCCTTGACCTTGGGTGAGCACCGCACTGATGGCCTTCGGCACCAGTTCCGCAGTCGTCATCGCCAGCTCGGCCGCGTGGAATACCTGGGACACGGCCATGAGCGCTTTGTAGCCCCGGCTGTGCTCGTCGAAGAAGCCTGCGGCAGCACTTGCCATGTTGCCGTAGCCGGCGAGCTGCGCCTGCGTGTTGCGCTGGTTCAGCTTGCTGATATCGCTCAGGTACTTCGCTTCGGTGACCGAACCGTCCTTGCGTTCCTTTTCCGCGTCGGCATACGCTTTTTGAATCCTGGCCTGCTCGGTGCCATAAGCGGTCAGGGCACTCGTCAGCTTGCCAAGGCTGTCGATCGCGGCGCCAAACGCACCTTTCATCGACTGGCCGAACGTTTGCGCCTTCGTCGGATCGAGGAATTTGTCCAGCTCTTGCGCCGCCTTGGCGCCTTCCTCGGCAACGGCGCCATCGGCCAGCAGCCCGGAAATTTCCTTGCGCTTGGCGATCTCGGTGTCCAGGTTGGCCAGACGAATCCTGTAGACGGCCAGGGACTGCTCGTCCATCTGCCACTTGGTCAGGCCGTCGCGCAAGTAGTCGGCGTCGCTTTGCAGCTGCGCCGTCTGACTGTCCTCGACCGCTTGCTTTTCCAGCTCGATCTGCGCTTTGGTCTTGCCGATCTCGGCGTTGTGTTCCTTCTGCTTGGCGATCTGGTCGTCCAGGCTCTTGATCGTCGTCGCGCCGGCATCGACGGTGGCCTTGACGATGTCCTGGTAGGACCGCTGGCTGTCGGCTTCGGCATTGGTCGCGTCTTGCCCATCGGCGTTGCGCATGTCGTCGACGAACTTCTGGTGCGCTTTCACCAGCTGGTCGTATTTTTCCTTCGCGGCCGCGACTTCCTGCGGGTTGCGCGCCTGCGCCTGGGCATTCTTGACCAGGGCGGCTTCCTTGGCGAACGCGATCGCCTCGGATGCAACGTATTCCGCGCGTGCCGCCTGACGGCTGGCGTAAAAGTCGGCATCGGACAGGCCGAACTTGGAGTGATACATCTCCAGCATCTTGTCGCGGGCCTCGTAGACCGAACGCTCGCTTTCGAGCGCGGTCTGCGCCTGCGTGATCTCGTCCTGGAGCACCCTGGAGCGGTCGTCCTGGCCCTTCGCCGGGCTTTCCTTGTACCGCTTCTGGATTGCGTCGACCAGGGTGTCGTAAGCGCCGCCGCTGAAGTTCTTGCCACCGGCGCCGTCGTCGGACACGGTCACGCCGGCAAGCATGCGGGAATTCGGGTTTGCCGCCAGAACGTCGAGAAACTGCTGCTTGAGGCGCATGAGTTCGCGCGCCTGCTTCTCGCCCTTCTCGTATTTCTTCATCTCGCCTTCCAGCTCGATGAATGCCTGGTTGCCTTTTTCGTTGATGAGCGCGGCCCGGGTGGCTTTATTCTCGGCATCGGTGCGGGCCTTGATGCGGGCCTCAAGCTTCGCGATTTCGGCGTCGTTGTCGCCACCACCGAACAGGTCACCCAGTGCGCCGGGAAGTGCATTGCCAAGGTTACGGACGACCCCACCGAACGTGATGCTACCGGCCTTTTCAGCCTTACGATCGGCCAGCTGTGCTTCAAGCGATGCCGCGCCGATCGCTACCGCACCAGCGCGCTTCATCTTTTCCCATGCCCGGATCGCCGCGTCACCGATGTCGTTCCAGGCCTTCTGTCCGTCGCTCAAATGCTCGCGCATGGTATCGATGCGCCGTTTCGCGGCCTGGGCGATTGCCTCGGCGGCCACGTTCTCGGCTTCCTGCTTGTTCTGCGACTTCTCCAGCAGGCTGATGTGCTCAAGAACGGCGGTGCCGATCATGTGATATTTCTTGTCAAACCCGACGGCGAACTTCTCGACGCCGTCGTCCATCTTGAGAAATTCTTTGACGACGGTATCGGCCGATTCGCCGGTGAGCTTGGCCATCAATGCCGCAGCGGTGCCTGTCAAGGCGAAGCCTTCGCCAGTGAAACGGCCGGAAGCGGCCAGCTCGGTCAGGATGGTCGTGGCGGTGCCGGTCCGGTGCGTGACCTCGCCAATCGCTGCGGAAAGGTTCAGGATCTCGCCCGTGGTAAAGCCGGCGTAGTCGCCGGTCACCAGCAGATCGTGATTCAAGGTCTTGACCTCGACGGCACCACGCACGGCCGCCGCGACGAGTGTCCCGACCGCTGCGACCAGGCCGAGCGCCGCCAGTCCGGCCGAGCTAAACAGCATGCCGGCCGCGCCGGTCTGCTCTCCGAGGACCATCAGCGAGCCGCCAAAGTTCTTGAAGTTGCCCTGGCTGAGTTCGTGCGCGAGGACGAGCAGCTCGCGCCGTGCACCGGCAGTCTGGAAGTTCAAGCCTTCCATGTGCTTGCCGGCGGTATTGGCGCCGTTGCCGGCCTCGGCCAGCCGCTGGATGAGCGGCGCCGCCGCATCCGCGACACCGAGCTGGGCCGCGCGGTAAGCCTGCAGCTGGGCCGTGTTCATGCCAAGCGTCGCCACCTGGTCTTTGAGCTTGTTGAGGAACTGTTCGGCCGCTTTCGCGGCCCGGTCCTGCTCGGCGGCCAGCTGGCGCGCGGCCTGCTCGTCGCGGTGCATGGCGTCGATCGCGGCCCCGAGGGCGGCGGCCTGCTGCTGGACCACGTTCGACAGGCCGGCCTTGGCCGCCTTGTATCGCTCGACCTCGCCCCGGCCGGCGCCGAACAGGTCGATCTCGCGCTGCAGCGGGTCCAGGAACTTCCTGGCCGCCTCGCTAGCCAGGCTGGTCGCTTCCGCGTTCTGCCGCATGATCGCGGCGGTGTCGTTCATTTGGCCGTTGACGACCGCCAGGGATTTGCCCGCCTTCTCGGCGCTCGTCGTCAGGTTGTCGGTCGAGGTGGTGAACTGGTCGATGGCGGATACCGCCCCCTGGTTGCCGCTGACGTTGATACGGATGCCGTATTCGACCGTGTTGCCCATGCCGTTACTTCTTCCTTAACGTTATCGTCGCGCGGCGTCCAGTTCCTGTTGCCGCTTTTCCCGCCGCGCCTGGCGGGCCTTGTTCATCACCTGCAGGGCGGCGCCTTCCATCGCTTCCAGGTCGGCGACGACCTCGGGCCAGGCGCGCTTCGGTATGCCGTTCATGGTGCGCAGCGCGCCTTCCACGTTGGGCCACCAGATGCCCGTTCTCACCATCTCGCCATCCGAGGCCGCCACGATGTTCCATTTGCTTTCCAGGCGCAGGAACACCCGCAGCGTCAACAGGTTGTCGGACCAGACCTCGTAGCCTTCTTCCTCGACCTCATCTTCCCTGGGCGCGTCCGCAATCTCGTCCGCGATGCCGAGGATCTTCATGTCCTCGGCCAGCTCGTCGGAGACCACGCGGCCCCAGGTATCCTTCGGGGCGCCGCCGCTGATCGACTGCCCCCACCACTCGGCGGCGCCGATCAGTTTTTTCGTTTGGCGGTTTTGATCGAGTCGAAGAAGGCCTGGACCAGGGTCGGGCGCGTCGGGTAGATACTCTTCAGGACGGCGAAGTTGGCCGGCGTGAACTCCAGCGGCTGGTCCTGGTCGTCCAGCACTTCCTCCCAGCCCTTGACGACGTCGTCGAGCAGTTCGTCGTCGGTCAGCTGCCGTTCGCCATCCTCCAGCTTGTCCGGAGTCATGCGCCGGTACAGCTCGTCCAGTTCGTCCTGGGATTTACGCGCGAACACGATCGTGAACTTGTGGGTGACGCTCTTGCCGGCGCCGTTCGGCACGTCGACGGCGACCGGGTGACGGTAGGTCTGATTGACGGAGCTGATCTTGAACATATGGATTCCTTTTGCGGTTTAATTGCCCCCGGTGTCGGGGGCGGTTGGATTACAGGCAGGTCAGTGCGATCTCGTCGTTGCCGACGACGGGCGTCGGCTGCAGCGTGAGCTTGTAGGCGGTCAGCTCCTCGACCTGGTCGTATGCCACGTCGACGATCTTGGCCAGCAAGTCGACCCGGACCTTCTTGCCGTCCACGCTGCCGTGGTTGATCGTCGCCGCGACCACGGCGTTGCTTTCGGCAATCGCGAACGGGTTGAAGGTGACCAGGTCGGGGGCCAGCACCGTCACGGACGCGGTCGGGGCACGATCGGTGATGGAGATTTCCTTTTGCGGCCCCGGCAGGTCGATGCGGGTGATCTTGTTGCCGAAGTCCCAATCGAATGCGGACCAGGCCAGATTGGTGCCATTGACGCTGGCCGCCTGGGTGTTCACGCTGTTGACGCCTTCTTCGATCTGCCAGCCGGTACGGGTGACAACCGGCATGGCACCGACGACCGGCGTCACGTACAGCGCGTCGAAGTCGAACGACAGCTTCGGCGTGCCTTTCGCGGCCATGCTGCCCTTGCAGTTGCCGCGCATGCCCAGCAGCTTGTGCAGGACGCCGTCGATGTTGATGTAGCCGACCACGCTGCCGAATGCCTGGCTGATCAGGTTGTAGGCGACCGACGTGGCCGCGACAATGGTCTGGGCCGTCCCGACGGCGAGCATCGGTGTCGACCATTTCGGGGCGGCGCCGGCCGTGCCGGAACCCACCAGGGCGACGTCGAACGACAGCTTGGCCCAGAAGCCGACCAGGACGCTGCCGGCCGAGCCGAAGTACGGCAGCGTGATGTCGCGGTCGACCTTGTCGACGTCCATCGGGGTCAGGCTCACGTTGCGCGCCTCGATCCAGTCGGTAGTGCCGGCCGGGTTTGTATCGACACCATAGTCGGTCTCCAGCTTCATCAGGAGGGCCTTGTTCTTCCACTTGCGCGGGGTCGTGACGATGTTAGGCACGCGAGCGCTCCTTCCTGGTCTGGGTGGTGGCCGTCGCCTGCGCGCCGTCCAGGGCCGCCGATCCGTTCGCCGTATCGGCGATGTCGGCCGGCTGCGAATCGACGCGGGTACGGGTCCTGGTGACCGGGTCGTAGACGAACTGGCCGCCCTTGCCCCACTCGGGGCAGTTGGTGAAGTCCTGCGGGGCGTTCGGTGCCGCTGCCGCGACTTCGGTGTTTTCTGTGCTCACAGAAGGCTCCTGTCGTAGTAGGAAGTAATGAATTGGTCTTGCCACCAGGCGTGACCGTCGCGGAAGGCCAGCAACTGGCCCAGGCCGCGCTCCAGCGGGTCGAACGCCGGATCGAGCGTCCAGCCGTACAACTGCGCGCGAACCGCCAGGCGCAACTGCTCGACGTCGGCGCTGGCCGCGCCGCCCAAGGTGTCGCCCACGTTGCGCACCACGAAGATGACGCCCAGGGTGACGGTCACCTTCTGCTGCAGCACGTTCGCGTCGATGGCGCGCCCAGGCTGCTCGCGCATCGGGATCACGAAGCAGGCCGGCACCGCCGTCGGGTTCTTCTCGACGGCCGTCTGGAAGTCGACGGCGCGCCCGACCGCGCGCAGGGCCGGCACGGTCGACTTGATGCGCTCGATGACTGCGCCGATCATGGCCGGCCGCTCCTGCCGAAGACCCGCTCGCTCGGCGACACCATGACGACGGTGGCCGGCGAGTTGCCCGGCACCGGCGCCGGCTCCTGCAGGACGACGCGGCCGGCCGCGATGTCGCGCAACCAGGTCACGGCATCGACGTACTGGTCGCGGGCCTGGTCGGACACCGAGTCGCCCAGCAGCTTGTAGCGCGCGATCGCGCAGGCGTTCGCACCGAGCGATGCCGGCACGGTGGTCAGCGGCAGGGTGTAGCGGCTGGCCAGGTAGCCGTCGATCATGGACGTCGCGTCGGACAGGATGGTGTCCAGGGCGCCGGCCGGCAGCATGGACAGTCGCTGCGCGACCTCGTCGGCGCCGTAGCGCTGTTCCAGGTCGGCCTGGGTGATGTACGCCATGCTTACGCGTCCTCGCAGTCCAAGTCCACCAGGTGAATGGACAGCGTCGGTTCGTCCGTGAGCGCAATGACATCGGACCGCGTGAGGTCAGAAAGCGCGATCACGGTCGGCGTGGTACTCCAGGCGCGACCAGCCCTGCGAAAGCCGTCCTGACTGGATGTCACCTTGAGACCACGCGTGCTTCGGAACGAGTCGGCGAGCATCTTGTCGAAGCTTTCGCCAGTACCGGCCGCCACGTCCGTATCGCTTGCTGCGCTGGAATCGTCGGAATTGCCGTGGGTTTGCCGGCTGTCGTCCGGCGTGCTGGTGCCCGACGTCGACGAGCTGACGTCGTTCGCGCTCGTGCCCGGCGCCGGGTTGCCATTGCTCGGGACGGCCGTTTCCTGGGCTTTGCCGCCGTCCTGAGCTTTGGCGGCCGATTGGTTTTTTGCCATGTTCCGTTCCTGTCTGGATGGGTTGATTAACGCCCGCCGCTATCCGGCGGGCGTGACGCCGGGGGTCAGGCGCCCGTGCCGGTCGAACCGAAGGCGAGCTGCCAGAAGCCGTAGCCGCCGGCCGCGCGCGCTTCGGCGCCGAACTTGAACTTCTTGCGGCTGAACACGTCGTCGGCGCTCATGTCGGTCTGCGACACGAAGACCGGCGCCTTGCGCTCCTGGTACACGAACGGCTTGACCGGCTTGGTGGTGTCCAGCAGATACCAGGCTGTACGCGACTTCAGGCGCGCGTCGACGCGCACGGTGTAGGCGCCCTTGAAGGGGTTGGCCTTGCCATCGTCCAGGCGATCGGCCGTCATCAGTGTGTTGGCGACCGCTTTCAGTGCCGGCGGCACCATCAGGACGGTCGGCTTGACGTTCAGCGGACGGCCTTCGTCGTCCTTGAGCTCCATCATCGTGGTCTCGGCGACGCCGAGGCTGGCCAGCGCCGCCTCGTAGCTGTCGGCGCGCAGCGGCATCGTGCCCATGTTCGACACCGAAATGTCCTGGCCGGCCTCGTCCTTGGCCGGATGGTCGGTGTCGAAGAAGTACTGGCCGTCGTAGCACTTGTTCGAGAAGGCACCGTTGACCACGTCGGCGACGATCTCGTCCGGCAGGGAAGCGGCCGAGTCGCCGGCAGCCTGCGCCTGCGGCAGGTAGATGCCGAGGTTGTCGTCGTCGATATCGTTGCGGTCGACCTCGACGGTGGCTTCGAAGTCTTCGTTGACGATGGTGTACTTGAATCCGGCGAGCAGTTTGATCGTCTTTTCACCGATCCATTTGCGCATGCGCGGGAATTTCGACAGCCAGGCGTAGTCATTTTGGCCGGTGGTCGACGGCACCTTCATGGCGATTTGCTGCCATTCGCCGCTGGCCGTGCCGAAGGCGTTGTTGAAGGTGGTCTTCAGGCTGATGAAGAGATTGCTTAAGTTTTCGTGATTGATGAGCATGTTTCTTCCTTACAGGTGTTATTCGATCCAGACGCCGTCGACTTCGACCGCGAGCAGCTTGCCGGCTGGCGAGCGGGTGTTGCCGCCGTTGGTCCTGGCCACGGTCTGATCGTCGACGATGTAGACCTGGTTGCCGACGTCGGCCTGGGCGACCGGGTCGGCGGCGGCGTTGGCGAACTTGAACGCAGCACCGCGACGTACGGTGACGGTTTTGGCACCGTCGGCGCCGCCGGTGTTGTCGCAGAATTCGTCGGCGCGGCCCTGGTAACGCAGGGTGGTCGAGACGGAACCGGGCACCAGGTAGCCGTTGGCGTTCAGGGCGACCAGGGCGCCGGCGAAGATCTTGACGTTCGCCGCGACCGGAAAGCCGATCAGCGAGCGGAACTTCATCGGGGTGTTGCGGGAGGCAGTCAGTGCAGTCATATCTATATAGGCAGTGAGAGGCGGCCGCGCTTACGCGCCGGCGGTGGCCTGCAGGGTTTTGAGGTAATCGCCCTCGGACACGCCCATCAGTCGGCACAGGTTCTTCTGGGCGTCGGTCAGCGCGGCGGTGCCGGTCTCGCGCGGCGGGGTCGTCTTGCTTTGCATGCCGCTCAGGGCAGCGATCGGAGCAGCGCCGGCAAGATAGGCCGTCAGACCGGCGAAGTCCTTATTGCCGTAGTCGCGCGCCCAAGCCACCTGGGCCGGGAACAACTTGTGGGCGAGCAATGCGGCCTGGACGGTTTCCTCGACACGGTTCTCGGTCGCGGTGGTGGTCAGCGAGGCCAACTGGGTCCGCATCTCGTTCATGACTTCGATCGGCACGTACTTGGCCGGGTCCGGCGTCGCGCCGGACAGGTCGGCGACGGCCTGATCCTGGGCGGCCAGGTGCGCGACCAGGTCGAACGAAGCGGCGGCGGAGGCCTCGGGGTTGGCGGCCTTCAGCTGGTCGATCAGCTTCTGCAGGTGGGCGGCGATATCGTCAGCGGTAGCGCCGACGGGCAGGTTGAGCAGCCAGCGCAGCTGCTCCAGGAGTTCTTCCATCGTGGAGTCCTCGGTAAGTTGGGTGGGTGGGGAAAACTCGAAATGCAGGGCGGCGGCCGTGAGCAGGACTTCGCTCATGCCGTCGATGGCCGGGTTGTTGGTGATCGCCGCCATATAGAGAGAGGTGACGGCGCCGGTGGCCTTGTCGTAGCCGATGACGGGCGAGATGAAGCGGTATTCGTTGGCCGCGATCATGCCGGCCGCGCGATCGGTCCACTCGACGTCGACGGCGAACAGGCCCACACCCTCGCGCCACTCCATCTGGCGGAACCAACCTGCGGCCGGCGCCGGCTGGCCGTTCTCCTTGGCCAGCAGGGTCTGGTGTTCATAGTCGACCACGTAGGGCGTGCCGCGTGCGTTGGCCGCATTGATGAGCTGCTGAGCCAGTGCGGCGTCCACATGCCAGCCAGGCGCGTCGAAGGGGCGACCGTCGCGGGCTTTGAAGTTGCCCGCCGGCAGCAGCTGCAGCTCGCGGCCGGCGGTGATGGCCAGCGCGCACGCGGCGATGCCGAAGGGCTGGGCGGTGGCGGATGACGTGGAACGTTTGGACATGCCGCCATCGTCTCAACGATGGCCGTGCGTAAACAGACTGACAGATGTCAGCAGTGCCTTGCGGAATTAAAAGATGGCGGAAAAGTGAGATTGCCGCCCGTCACCCATATTGCACGTCGGCATTAACGCGGGACTAACGGGGGTAGAAGGCGTTTTCTTGTCGAGAATGGGGGAACATCCCACCCCGACTAAAAAAACGCCCCAAAACGCCGGATTTCACGAATGCTCAATAAAACAGCAGACCTGGCCCGATCTCGGCGATCCAATTATATATTCTGCACTAGAACAGACCACCTGAATCAGTGCAGTCCCAGTTCGTGATGACGAGCTCCCCGCTGGTCGACGCGGCGCCGTGGTTGTTGGCCACCGAGTATTTGATGTCCAGCTCCAGGAGGAACAGTCCGGCGAACGCCCGCCGGATTTCGGGATGGTCATTGATGCTGACCATGACCTTGCCCTTGGACGAGCGCATGAAGTCTGCCATGTCCAGGTAGTTCTGGAAGTCGAAATCGACGCCGTAGCCTTCGGTCTGCCAGTACGGCGGGTCCATATAGAAGAAGGTGTGGGCGCGGTCGTAACGCCTGGCGCACTCGCGCCAGGGAAGGTTCTCGACGTAGGTGCCAGCCAGGCGCAGATGCGCGGCGCTCAGGTTTTCCTCGATCCGGCACAGGTTGATGGGGGAGCCGGTGGTGGCGGTGCCGAAGGTCTGCCCGTCGACCTTGCCGCCGAAGGCATGCTGCTGCAGGAAATAGAACCGGGCCGCGCGCTGGATGTCCGTGAGGGTTTCCGGCTGGGTCATCTGCTGCCACTTGAAGATCTGGCGGCTGGAAATCGCCCACTTGAACTGGCGGACGAACTCCTCCATGTGGTGCTGCACCACCCGGTACAGGTTCACCAGTTCGCCGTTGATGTCATTGATGACCTCGGTCTTCGCCGGGTACTGACGCAGGAAGTAAAGCGCGGCGCCGCCGCAAAAGACCTCGACATAGCAGTCGTGGGCCGGGAACAGGGGCAGCAGTTTGTCGGCCAGGCGGCGCTTGCCGCCCATCCAGGGGACGATGGGTGTTGCGTTTTGATACATGTTTCTCCGTGTTAAAATCGCCCCGCCTCCGTACGGGGTGGCAGGGCCTTGGCGAAGCATGCAGTCACTGCTGCGTGCCGAGTGGCCGGCCAGGTGTTCCCGCACCTGGCCGGTCGCTCTGTCTCTTACTCGATGGTCAAATAGTGCGTCAGCGCTTCAACGATGGCGTCTTCCTCCCCCTGGTACAACGAGCCGTCCGGCTGCACCGGGAAGAAGGGCCGTGCCGGGATGTCGCCCCACAGGTGCGGAAATTCCGCCTTCGTTCCACCGAACTGCATCATGAACGCCTGCGGCGCCGGCGAGGCGACCAGCAGCGCTTCGTCGTTCATCTGGTAGTGAATACCCCGGCTCAGGTCGCCATGCGCGATCAGCGGGCGCTTGGCCGGCGGTGCCGCCGGGTGCTTCTTGGACCGGCTGCCGCGCGACTGGATGTACCTGGCCAGGGTGACCGGGCTGTTTGGTGCCCACGGCGTGCCATCCGGCCCGGTGCCGCTGCCGAAACGGCCCTTGATGCGCTCGACCATATCCTCGCCCAGGGCGCGCAGGAATGGCTCCATGTCGCCGACGCGGTCGTCCAGTTGCTGCAGCAGCTGGACGACCGCGCCATTGTTGATTTCGATATACGACGTCATGAATTTACCTATAATGGGCTGGTGAGCCGGTGAGCTGTGGAAATCCGGAGTCCACAGGCTTGGGTGCCGTTCGGCATCGATGGATGGAGGGACGTCCGGCCTCCCATCGGCTCATTTCACCACCTCGTACAGTTTCCCGACAATCTCTCCCAGAATGTCGTCAGTAAGCGGCTTGAACGCCGAGACGATCATATTGAGCATCCCGTCCCGCTTCTTGACCTGGAAGTCGAATTCCACCGCCAGCTTTTGCGCGCGGCCTTCCCCGGCCGGCAGCACGTACAGCAGCTTGCCGCTGTTGGTGTCGTAAAGCACCCGCAGGGGATTGGCCAGGGCGTCGAACAGCCCGCGCCACTCGTCGTCGGTCAGCGCGTCGCCGGCCGCGTTGTGCCGCTGGACATCGGACCCAACTAGCACATTGTCTTGGATCGCAATTTCAGCGCTGGCCGGCACCATGCCCTTGTTGGCCCGCAGCCAGTCCAGGATCTTCGGCTCGATGGCGCCGACGATGACGGTACGGCCGCGCTTGACCGGATCGGCCAGCACCTGGTCGACGAAGGTCCGATATGCCTGCCGCTGCTCGGCCCGCAGCACGGGTTCCATCGCCTCGTACAGGCGCGAGCCGATCGGCGACGCCAGGCGCACCAGCCGGTCGTCGATCAGAGAGCGCAGCGGCGCGTCCGCGTGCGCACCGGGTGCATAGTCGAAGCTCTTGTCGATTCCGACCGGCGTGCCTGTCTTCGGGTTGATGTCCTGCCAGCCCTCGGGCGGGGTGCCCATGCCGGCGGCCACGGCCGCCGCGTACGCGCGCGCGTCGACGGCGACCACGCGGCAATGGCATCCCCAGCCGTTCGGCGGAAAATGGGTCTGCCAGAACTCGTGGTCGTGCGCCAGGACCAGGCCGTCCCAGGCGACGTGCAGTGGCCTGGGATGGGCGACGCCGTCGGCATGCACGTACTTCCAGTAGGGCTTCAGCTTGAGCAGCCCAGGGTCGTTCAGCTGCGCCCAGCGCCCGGCCGCGTAGCTGGTGGCCAGGTTGGTCTGGTAGATGATCCGGGTGCGCCAGGCTTCGCCGGCCTCCGATCCTTCGCCAGTCCAGCCGGTCCAGCCGTGCTTCTGGACGATGGCGCGGAAGTCTTTGCGGAACTGATCGAGACCGCTGCCGGTCTCGATCGCACGGGCAATGGCCGCGTGCAGATCGGCCAGCAGGTCGGCCTGGGTCGCCCCAGCCACGACGAAGGCGCGGTCATGCGCTCGGCCCATGATGTCGTCCCAGCGTTCCGTGGGCAGGAGCAGCTTCTTCTTGAAGAACGCCAATTGCTCATTAAAAGGCGTGTTTTTGTAAATTTTCATCGGTGTATTATGCACCGCCCTGGACGTCGGACATGCCCTTCAGCTCGGCCAGGGCAAACGCAGCCGCCATCAATTTGACCAACTGGTCCTGCGGCTGGCCGCCGAAGGTCGCGACCAGGTCGCGCTGCAGCGTCGCCAGGTCGGCCGCGCCCTCGACCATCGACTGGATCGAGCCGATCCAGTCGGCCCAGACGGGCGCTGCGGCCGTTGACAGCGTGTCGGCCACGTCGACGGTCGGATCGACGGCCGGCGCCGGCACGTCGGCTGACAGCCGGGCCGTGGCCGAGTCGGTCGAGTCGGCGTCGTCGGTGCCGGGACCGGCTTGCACGATCTTTGACACCTTGAGCACCGCTTCGCCATCCTGCGGAAGCGGAATGTGCAGCTTATCCTGCGCCCAGGACAACGGCACCTGGAAGCCGACCCCCACCAGCTTGGGCAAGGCGTCGGCGTACATCTTCATATCTTCCGCCTCGATCAGCGAGAACACGAAGCGCGGGCAGCGCCGCAGCCCGTCGACGCCCTGGTTAAGGGCGATCAGCGGGTACAGGTAGTCGCGCGTGATCGTCTCGGCGATCTGGCGGGCGTCGCTGTCGCGGATGTCGTGCCGCACCTCGTTGTGCACCTTGCCCAGGGCGTGGCTGCCGCCACCGTTCTTGCCGGTGTCGCTGGTCAGGGTCTGGCCGAGGATGCTCTTGGACATCGAGCGGTCGGCCCAATCCATCATCGACAGGTGCGCCGCGTCACCGCCGCCGCCGGTGATCTTCTGGATTTCCAGCTCCATCTCGGCCGGCATGATCGCGCGGGCGTCATGGCCCAGCGCGGTGACCGCGCGCATGAGGCTGGCCTTCTCGTCCGCCGTGGCGCCGGTGAAGTATTTGCCGACGATAATCGGCAGACCGTAGGTTTCCAGGAACTCGGCGAAGTCGCCCAGGGCATATGCCTTGTACAGGAACGGCCACGCCAGGGTGCGATACAGGCCCGTCCTGCCCAGGTAGCCGGTCTTGGCCTTGCCGTGGGTGTGCATGATCCAGCCGAACGGCAGCAGCGGGTCGCCGTCGACGGACGCCGTCTGCAGGCGCAGCTCCGTGCGCACCGCGTTCAGGCGGAACCATTCCTGCGGACGCGGGTGGATGGTCGGCAACCATTCGGCGCCTTCCCGCCGCCACTCCAGTTCGATCGGGGCGAAGCCGTGGCCGACGCCGTCCATCATCGCCAGGACCAGGTCCTCGATCGGGTCGACCGCGTCCTGCAGCACCTCGCGCGCCCACTGGGCCGCCGCTTTCTCGGCCGCCGTGGCGTTCCGGGGCGGGACGATGTCCCACTCCAGGCCGGCCACGACCGACTTGCGCTTGTCCATCTCGCTGCGCAGGTGCCCGTCGCGCTCCTCCATGTCGGAGAACAGGCGGTGCTGCTCGACCAGGTTGCCCATGTCCGCTTCCTGCAGCGTACGCGCCAGGCGCGCCGGCGTCAGGCCCGACAGCATGGGCGTCAGGTACTGGTTCTGGAGGGTGGCGACCCGCGACGTCTGCGGTTCGGCCAGGACGGCGCGGTCGATCGGGTTGCCGAACTGGTCAACAATCTTGCTCAAAACATTCTCCTGGAGGTGTCGCCGAAGTCGTCGTCGCGGCCGCCGGCCGGCGACCCGTTACGCGGCCTGGTCTCGATCTCGTACTTGCCCATGCCGCGCGTGATGGCGATGTGCCACAGCAGGTGCAGCGCGGTCAGGCCGTCATAGTGGTGGTTGCCCTGCGGCGCCGGCCAGGTGTCCAGCTCGGCCAGCAGCTGAATCAAACCGGCGTGAAACACGATGCCCGGCATGATCGGGTCCGTCACGAAGGGCTCCAGCGAGTCGATCCGGACCTCGGCCGGCACGGTGGCGGTGACGCCCACCAGCGGCAGCGGCACGCCCTGCGCCAGGCCGGCCTGGATGAAGGTCTGCCGCGAATGCTCGTAGGCGTTGTTGTTCTCGAACGCCCATGCGCGGCAGCGGAATTCCCGCTGGGTGGCGATCAGGTCGCTTTCCAGCTTGGACGGCACCCGGCGCTTGATCTCGGCGTGCATGGTGTGCAGGCGCTTCATGCGCTGGTCCAGACCGCCGACCAGGATCGCGGACGGGTCCGAGTTTTCGCCTTTACCCATCGACGGGTCGCAGGCGCCGAAGATCATCCAGTCCCTGGACCGCTGCGCCCAGAACGTAATGTGGTGGAACACCTTGTCCTCGTCGCTGCGCGGATCGCCCTGCATCTCGGTGCCGAACGCCTTGGGCGACGTGGCGCGCTGCCGCATCAGCCAGAACAGGCCGCGCACGCTCGGCCAGGACACGACCGCGCCCAGGTCCATCTCGACCTTGTTGGCCTGGTAGAAGCGGTACGACGGCAGGTCGGTATCGGACACGACCGCGCCGCGCGCCGCCGCTTCCTGGACGGTGCGGGCGTCGTCGTTGCGCATCAGCTCCTCGCACTTCGCCCACAGGTCCATGTTCTGCGGCAACTGCTCGATCGCCCGGAAGTGGTGAACCACGTGGCCGATGGTGCGCTTGGCGCGGCTGATCGGGTCGTCCTTGTCCAGGATCGTGCCCACGCCGCAGTATTTAACGGTGCCGTCCGGCGGGCCGAGATAGTCGATGGCCTTCGTCAGCCAGGTCCAGCGGTTCTCGCGCTCGGTCGGGCTTTTGGCCTCGGCATCGGTGATCAGGTCGTCGCCCAGCAGCAGCTTGGGACGGCTCGCGCCGTGGAACGTGCCCCGGATCGCCTGCTCGGCGCCGAACGGCTCCAGCTTGACGCCGGTCCGGGTGACGATCTCGCCGACCTTCCACATCGGCCCCTTGCCACATACCTCGGGGAAGTCCAGGGCCAGGGCGGCGTTGACGGTCAGCTCGGTCTTGACGACTTCGACAAGCTTGGTCGGGAGCTTCGTCTCGGCGCCCAGCAGGATCACGTAGTCGATGAACTGGGGCGGCGCGGCGACGCCGACCTCCTGGCGCACCTCGGGCCGCTGCAACAGCGCCTGCACGGCGATCCAGACCGGCCCGATCTTGGTCAGCATGGACGACTTGGCCTCGCCGCGCGGCGCGATCCACCATTCCTTGACGCCGCCGGCCTGCCGCAGCAGCTGCGGATAGCGTTGACAGAACTGCGCCTGGAACAGCGACGACGTACCCCGGATATGATGGGGGAAGTACGTGTAGGCGAAGAACTGGAAGTCGCCCTGCAGCACGCGTTTGCGCCTGGCCGCGATCGCCTGGGGCGACGCATCCAGTCCCGACGCGTGCGCGTCGATGTCCTTGCGTAAAGAGCTGACCAGGTCGGCCAGCTCTCGCTTGAGATCCTTGGGAGTGAGTTCGTTGTGGATCATTTGGCACTCGCCAGGATCTTCGGCAGGACGTCGCCGAACGGCTCCAGGATCTCGACCAGGGCGCCGCCGTGCTGCGGGAACCGCTCCTGGACGAATTCGGCCAGGCCACGGATGACCGCCATGCCGATCGACAGCGCGTTCGCCTCGGGCAGGAACTTCTTCATGGCCGACATGCTCTTGTGGATGTTGTCCATGAGGCTCGACAGCAGGTCGACCCGCTGCACGGCCGGCATCTCGGCGTCCGCCTTGATGAGGTCCAGGGTGGCGTTGAACTGGACCAGCATCTCGGTCAGGATCTGCTGGGACAGCTGCTCCACGTCGCCGCCGGACAGGCTGGACGCGGTGCGCATCTTGTCCCAATCGTCGCCCTCGGCCGCCGACGCGGCCCGCCAGCGCTTCGCGGTCGAGTACGACACGTCGGCGAGCGTGGCCGACTGTTCCAGGGACAGCCGGTCGAACACGTAATGCTTGCGCAGCCTGGCGCGGACGTCGTCCCCTTTCGCCATTACAGCCCCAGCTTGGCGCGCAGGAGGCTCGCCAGGGCGCTCACGGTCACGCCGGACGCGATGCCGGCGACCACGCCCGCGCGCGCGGAGCCTTGCTCCAGCGATTCGATGCGCTTGCCATGCTCGGCGAGCACCTGGGCCAGCTTTTCCGGGTTGGCGACCTCCAGGCGGCGCAGGCGGGCGTCGTGCTCGTCCAGGCGCTGCGTTACCTTGTGGTCGACGCTGGCCACCGCTTCCTCGACGCGTTTGACGGCGGACACCTGGCCGTCCAGCTTGGCTTCCATGCGCCCGAGGATGCGCGCGAGATCGTCGTTACTGATTTGCATTGGTATGCGGTTCCTTGTGTGGGTTATCGGCGAACTCGGGAGCACTTGGCGCGCTCGCATTCGATACAGCGCAGGCAGCCAGTCACGGCTTGGCGGCGATCGGCGGGGATCTCGTCGTCGCAGTCGACGCAGATCGCCGCCTGATCGGTGCGGGCCGCTTCGCGCTCGGCGGCGAGCCGGGCGGCCAGTCGCGTACGCTCCAGCTGGTCCGCGACGGCCGACTCCCGCTCGGCCATCTCGCAGCGGCTTGCTTCATCAAGAATCTCGGTCAAGGCGTGTCCTTCGTGCTGTCCCACCAGTCGATCCAGCCCGCCGTCCTGATCTGGCAGAGCCGGTACAGCCTGGTGGTTTCAATGTGGTTCGTTACCGCGTTCTGGCCCGGCTGCAGCTTCGGCAGCGGCGGGCACTTCACCAGCAGGTTCGCCTGCGGCGGCGTTGGACTCGGCGTTGGCCTCGTTCCAGCGGCGCAGGCTGTCAGCGTCAAGCACGCAGCCAGCGCGAGGGTTCTTGTGTAGGTCGGCTTCATAGTTGGATCGGATCTTCTGGAACGCCTGGTCGGCGCCGGTGGCGGCTTTCTCGGTACGCACGCCGGCCGCCAGCGCCTGGCCGTCCTTCTTCTCCTTGGCGACGGCCGCCGTGCGCAGGGTTTGCGCTTCCTTTGTCGCCTGGCGCGCGCCGCGCATGGTGTAACCGAGTGCGAACCCGCCGCAGCAAACCAGCAGGGTCCAGACCAGGGCGGCGGCGACGGCCGCGCCGGCTTTCATGGCGCCGCCTCGCCGCACAGCGGAACGCCCCAGGCCCGGTAGCGTTTCTGGTGGGTGAACAGGATCGTGCGCGGGTATTGGCGTGACGCCTTGAAGTTGGCCGCGTTCTGGCCGGCGTTGATGTCTTCGGTCAGGCCGAACCAGACGCCCGGCCGGGTTGACGCACGCTGGGCGCGCTGGACGTAGCCCAGGCCGGCGTTGTAGCCCTTGAAGGTCGCGCCCCAGCGCTGGCAGTCGTCGTCGCCCCGGACGCGTACGCTCAACCAGTGATCGAACCGTACCTGGGCGCGGATCGACCAGGTCGGGTTGTACGGGTCGGGGACACCCAGCTCGGGATACAGGCGCGCGATCTGCGCCGACGTGGAATCCATGAACTGCGCGATGCCCCGGCCGTTGTCCCATGCGGTGATGTCGGCGCGGCAGGTGCTTTCCTTCATGAGCTGGGCCGCCAGCGCCGGCACCGGCGCCGCCAGGCCCAGGACCGCCTGGGCTTCCCGCGTGATCGTCGCGCGGTAGCGGTCGCATGGCTCGGCTGCCTGGGCGAACACGATGCAGCCCGAAAGCAGCATGCCGACGAAAGGGACGATCAGGCCGGCGCAACCGCACAGCAGTGCCGCGCCGAGGGTCAACGCGGCTTTGCCGAGCCGCCGCATCAAAGTCCGACCCCGAGGGTGAACATGGCGCCGGTCATGATGATCGCGCGGCGCAGCATGATCAGGGCTTCCGTGTCCCAGCGGATACGGTCGCGGAACGCGGCGCGGTCGAGCCAGTAGCCGGCGTAGCCGCCCAGGGTCACATGGCCCAGCTTCCAGACGACCGTCTGGAAGGGGCCGGAATAGCCCAGGCACAGCAGGACGAACGCGAGGGCGTACAACAGCATGGCGATGGCCAGCCACTCGACCATGCGGTGAATGTCCAGGGGGTCTTTTTTCTGCACACTTCCTCCAAATTGACAAGCTGACGAATGTCAGTAGGAGGTCACTGTAATTGCGGGAAGGAAACGACCAAAGGCTGACCGATGTCAGCGGTGGGGCGGGATGTGGACGAAAGAGAGGAAAGCGGCCTTGACGCGGATGCGCCAGGCCGTTAGATGAGGCTCATCTGTCGCGGGTCGACCGGCTCGACCTGGTCGGTTTTCTTCAGGATGCGCCAGATGGTGCGCTCGTGAAGCTGCGGAGTATAGCCGAGGGCAATTTTCTGAACGGCACGGCGGGCCGACAAACCTTCGCGCACCGTGAGACGGTCGAACGCGGCGAGGATGTCACGGTTGCGCAGGATCACCAGCGAATTCTTGCAGGTCGCGATCGTCACCGGAGTGTTACCGAAAAAGCGGATGATCTTCTGCGCGGCCTCGGCGCCGACGACGGCCGCCAGCTTCTCGACGCAGGCGTCGCTGCGGTACAGGTACAACGTCGTGCCGCCGAACTCGTCGACCATGCGCAGGGTCAGCGGCAGGCCGATCAGGGCGATCAGCTTCTGCACGCTGCCCGGCAGGTGACCCAGGTCACCGTCCATCGCCGCCTTCCTTCTTCGCCTGGGCGGCGCGGCGCTTGGCGTCGTACGCCAGCGCGGCGACCACCTTGCCCAGCTGCGCCTCGTCGAGCCATTCGACCTTGTCGACCTTGAACATCTTCTGCGCCATGGCGTGGGCGTACGCCCAGGGCCGGCCGGCGCCGGCCAGCTGCGCCTCGATCTTGCCGACCAGGGCGGCGCGGCCGGCGGCGGGGTTCGGGCGCTTGCCCGGACCGGCCTTCGGCTTGAAGCCTGCCTTCTCAAGGTGCCGCAGCACCTTGGCGGCGCCGAGCGGCGTCAGGTCTTTCGACGACGAGACGCCGCCGTGCTGCAGGAGCATGGCGCGGTACGTGTCGTCGTCCAAGCCTAGCTGCTTCTTGGCGATGTGGATTTTGGCGAGGGAAGCGTTGCGCGGCATTTGTCACGCCTCCAACTTGACGACGGTGTCGATCGACATGTTGACCTCGTCGACGGGCAAGGCGGCCGCGACCTGAAATTCTGCATCAGGGTAAATCTCTTCCTGTGAACGGTCCACCACCAGCTCATCCAATCCATTCTCGGCCAGTATCTCGATCGATTCGCAGACCTTGACCAGATGCGCGATCGCCGCTTTTCCGCTCGACCAGGTGCTGTAAAACAGCGTCATCGTGCCGCTGTAGTGCTTCTTCACGTATCGCTTCCCCCACGCCTTTTCCATCTTCGCTTTGTACGAGGCGGACCATAGCGGGCGGACGGCCTTGCGCATATAACGCTGTTCATGGACCGGCTTGTCGGCCAGCATCCACTCGCCCTTGAACCAGCCGTTCACATAGACCACGACAACAAATTTCAACGGCTTTTCCTCCTGTACGCTGAGTGTGATCCTGTCGCCGTCGCAATTGAGAACCACGACGCCCCAGGGCGAACTCAGTTCTTTGATCAGGTGGGCCTTTTGTTCCGTTGTTAATTTCATCCTTTACCCCTCTGTTTGGCTGCTCATCAGTACCTGGCCACCGCGCCAGGCAGACCGACCGCCAGCGGCGGCCGGTTTCGCTTCAGTTGGGCGGCGTCACGAACACGACACCGTGTCGCCCTTTGTGCCCGTTGTTCCGCGCGCACCATTTCAGCCACTTCGCCAGGGCGTCGCTCTTGGCTTTCTGGTCGTCCAGCTCGGGCACGCCCGGAACCAGGAGCTTGCCCTCGCTGGCGCCTCGGCCGATGCGGGCCAGCGCGGCGATCGCCCAGGTGAGGTACGCTTTCGCCCCGGTCGCGATCAGGATGGCGCCTTCCGGCATCGCATCCTCATTGCCGATCTCGATCAGGCCGGACGCCCAGCACCACGCGACCTGGGGACTGAGGTCGAAGAAGGAACGCCCCCCGCAGCGAGGGCAGACCCGCGCCTGGCGCCCGTCGCCGATAACCCGCACCTGGCGTTCCGATTTCTTGTGCTTGTTGCGGCAGCGAGTGCATTGCACGTCTTTGTCGCTGGACAGCTGGTCGGTTTGGTTCGAACAGTTCAATTTCATTGCGTTCCCCCGACAGGCACCATGTCGTAAAGATGACCATGCAGGAAGCCATCCACCAGTGCCGCGCGAACACGCGGGCTCGGCACCGAATAGGTAAAGAATTCAGGGCGTTCAGACGCGTTGAAGCCGAACTCGTAGGCACTCTCCATGTCCGCTTGAATGACCTGCTCCACAAACCCATTCACCCAACCGCAAATCCGCATGTCATCGTGGCTCTCGTCCGCCATGCCACGGCAAGGGCCGAACGGGCAATTCGTGATCGCTCCGCCGTCGAGAGCGGCTTTTTCACCAGCGGCCCATCCTTCCTTGAAAAGCTTCCTCAGGAGCCATCCCGGCTGTCGCTCTATCATCTGGTTCATCGCGTCCATTCCTCCCAAGTGAAATCGGGGCCTTTGCAATGCGCCCGAAGGTTGTTGTTATCGTCCAGGATGCGCAGCTTCATACGCTCGTTCAGGTGTACCGCCAACTGAATGGCGCGAAAACGGACGGCCTGTTCGTCCACCTTGGCGAAGTTGCTGATGTGCCGCCAGCTGCCGGCGTCGTTGATCTGCAGCTTCATACGGAGGCCATATCGAGGGGGATCGCCACGTACTTGTCGGTATCGCCAACACGTTCGTAGAACCGGAGGTACTGCTTACTGCCCACGACCTGGACCGATTCGCCGATAGCAGTCATGGCGCGCTGCCAGCGCTCGTCCTTGATTTCCATCCGGCGCAGCGCCAAGATGCGGCCGATATTGAGATTGCCTTCCTTGTCGGCATTGAATGCCTGTTGCACCAGGGCGATGATCTCGGGCCTGCTGCCAGCGCTCCAGACGGCGATGCATTCATCGATCATGGCTTTCGCGGCAAGCAATCGCTCATCGAAGGCCACTTTGTCGGAGGAGGCCAGCTGGACACGGTAGCGCCCGTCGAAGCTGTACAGTGTGCTGTTGCCTTTCTTCCCGCCCACCTTGGTCTTGTATTCCTCGGCTGACATTTGCACGAAGGCGTTGTAATCACCGAAGGCTTTGTTCTTGAATTCCTTCATCTGGCCGTTCAGCGTGCGGGCGCCGTTGATCAGTTCCTCAACCAAGCGATCGCGCTCCATGTCGATCGGCTTGATCAGGGATTCGTGCACCAGGTGACCCTGGGCGTTTTTGCGGAAGCCGGCCGGGATCTGGATGTTGTCGGTCTGTTGCATGTGTGGTGTTTCCTTTCGGGTTGAAATCAATGCGAGACGGCCGGCGCCGGCACCTCGGTAACGGTGACGTTGTTCGCGATGACCTCGTCGAGCAGGGCCAGGGCGGCATCGGTGTTGCCCTGCAGGCGCTCGAAGACGATGCGGGAAAATTTCGTCGCCATGTCGGTCACGGTGGCGGTCATGGCCCGGCGCTCTTCCAGGAGGGCGACGACGCTTTCCTCCAGCAGGTCGTAGCTCGGCCTCTCGTTAGCGCTCAGTGCGTCGTGCAGGCGCTTGGACCAGTGTTCGTTTGGCATCGGTGTGTTCCTTGTGGTTGGGTTGATGATTGATGACGCGGTTACAGCGGTTCGAACCAGGTAATCAGGCAGCCGCGCAGCTCGACGCTGCAGTGCCGGTGCGTGTCGCTGATCTTTCGACTATTGAAGCCGCGCGCTTCGGTGATCAGCAGGCGCGCGGCGGCACCGTCGACATGAATCGCAGGCAGGCGCCCCTGCAGGTGCATGGTCACCGGCGGATGACCGTGATTGCGAAGCCAGCGTGACGTGTCGTTCAAGGCACGCAAGCGGGTCATGAAGTCAGCGTTGAACGTCTTCGACTCGTATAGCTTTACGTCGACGTCAATAGCCGCCAGTGCGCTGTTCGGACGCAGTGGGGCAACCTGGGCGCTACGTACTTGAATGCTCATGGCTTCTTTCCTTTGCAGTTGTTTTGGCACTGCTGGCATGCGCGCCAGTGCGCCATCTTGGTCGGATGGTGGGTCGGGGCGCGCTGGGTCGAATACGCCCGGCAGTCCGCAACAGGGAGCGCTTGGACGAGGTACGGGCACTGCACCTGGACGGGCAGTTCCAGCACTTCAGTCGCACGCTGGGCAATCTTGGCGGTACTGCCGGGGAAGGTTCCCGACAGCACCAGGCTGACCGTCGTCCGCGAGTAGCCCAGGCGCTCGGCCAGGGCGCGTTTGGTCGTGCGCGCCGCTTCCTCGCGCATCAGCACGAGCCAGCGCGGGTCAGAGGTCGTCGTCATTCTTCGGCTCCTCTTTCCAGACGACCTGGCCCAGGTTCGGGTCGTACACCTGTTTCGTGCGCTGGATCATCGGCGGACGCGGGCCGGTGTACTTCCCCGGCGCCATGCGGTAGCGCGCCTGGACATTGCCCTTGCCGAATCCGCGGCTGTACGCCTCGGCCACGCGAATCAGGTAGCCGGCACCGTAGAGCGCACCGATGTACGTCTTGGCCGTCTCCTGGCTAACCGTGACGCCGGCCGCCTCGGCGTGCGCCGCCAATTCGGTCGTGTTGAACTCGCCGATGATGCGCATCGACCGCCACATCGCCTCGGTGCCCAGCCCTTGTGTGACCAGCTTGCCTTCGCGGGTGACGCGCGGCGCCTCGATGCCGTTGTCGCGCACGATGGTCCAGAGCGCGTGCTTCTGGATCGCCTTGCCTTCGACCTTGGCGCACTCGACGAAGCCGCCACGCTCCAGCGAGATCAGGTAGGTGAACAGGGTTTCGTCATCGACCTTGGCCTTGCGAGCGATCTGGAAGCAGGTGAATGGCCCCGCGCTCTTGCGCATCGCCTCCCAGGCGCGCTGGCGTGATCCCTTGCCGCCGACCAGTTCCATGTGCGCCGGGCGCCGGCCGCCGCGTTTCTTGGTTTGTTGCTGCATGCCCATCCTCACGCCTTCTTGCGCTTCGGCGCGTCGCCGGTGTATAGGTCGAGGTCGCCCCACTTGGCTAGGGTCATTTCGGACTCGGCCTGGATCATGGCTTCCTCGTGGATACGGGTAAGATTGACGCACACGCGGCGGATCGAGCCGTGGGCCAGTTCGACCACGCGCGCCAGCAGGTCGTCGGCGATGTCGATGCCAGGGCAGTAGATCGGCGCCAGCTTACGGGCATCATCCATCGACGCCGGGGTCGCGGGAATCCAGGCCAGCACGCGGCTGTGCAGGCGCTCCCAGCGCTTCATCTTCTGCGGGACCTGTTCCTCGCCGACCAGCAGGATGGTTCCCTGGCTACCTTCGTAGATGTCGCGGACCAGCTCGACCATGCCATCCTTCTTGAGGCAGTGGTCGAACTCGTCGATGATTAGCGGACGGCCCGAGGCGGCCAGCTGCTCGCACACCATGTCGAGCATCGCCGGGATGGTGCCGGCGGGTTTGACGCCCATTTCGAACAGGATCTTCTCCAGCAGGGTCTTGCGGTTCCAGGCGCTCATCATCTGGACGTAGTAGCCGCGCATCCGATTGGCGATCGCCGAGCAGGCGATGGTTTTGCCCCGGCCCGCTTCGCCGTACAGCACCCCGATACCAGGCAGGCCGTTGACGCGGGACTGTAGCTTTTCCGCCGCGACCGCGACCAGGTCGAGGTTGCTGATATTGGCCACACGATTGACCGGCTGATTCGTTGTCGTCATACTCTGGGTTCTTTCGTTCTAATTGGCGCCGCTGCAACGGCGCCGGTTAATCAAGCGGTTTTCTTTTGAAATGCCCGGAATTCGGCGGACGCCTGATAGGTGCTCCGCCATTTCTTTTGCTTCTCGCTTTCTAATTCCCCCTCGTTCAATTCGTTAATGCGCAGCCACTCGGCGTAGCGTTCGGGTGCGGTCGCGGGAACCGTCCAGCCCGTCGAGGCCGGCATCGTGGCGGCGCCGGCCCCCGACAGCGTGATTTCGACGGGCTGCACGTCGACCAGCTCGGCCTGGCGTGCGCGGCCGGCCAGCTCGCTGACGTTGAAGCTGCTCATCAGGCCAGGGATGCTGATCTGCTGGGGCATTTCCAGTGCCGGACCGCCACGGCGCTCCTGCTGTACCTCGGCCAGCTTCGCTTCCAGGCGGCGCTCGCGGCCTGAGGCGCGTTTGTCCCTGGCCTGCGCAACAACCGACATCGGCATGTAGTCGCGCTTGTTACCATCCAGCTCGGCCTGGCAGATAAAGCGGCCGCCCTCGTCGTAGACCCAGACATGCGCGGGGTCGTGGATGTCGTAGCTGATGCGCAGTTCCTCGGTGTGGAACTCCTCCAGTTGACGGTTGAAGTAGCGGTTGCCGAAAAGCTCGATCTCGCAGCGGCGCACCGTGCGTAGCACCTGCGGGCGGAACAGCGGCCGAGCCTCGTCGTCCGTGACCAGGTGGGCAGCAAAACCAGCCTCCTCGGCGCGCGCCCAGGCTTCGTTCGGCGTCATGTGGCGTCGACGGCCGGTCTCCGGATCGGCGACCTTCGGCAGGGAGCGATGTGGGCGGTTGTTGTACTCGGCGACCTTTTCCTCACAGAAGGCGACGAAGCGGTCCCAGGCCATCAGGGGCATCGCCACCGCTTCGCCGCCCGCGTTGGCCAGCGCCTTGCGGGACAGCTTGAATGTGGCCTGCTTGGCCTGGCGGTCCATGTCGCGCCCGATGTAGCCGGGCAGCTCCTTGGCCGCGTTGACCCAGACCGTTTGGTGCAGACGTTCGATCACACCGCGCGCCTGGCTGTTGTACGGCAGGCTGTTGACCATTTCGATGCCCAACCGTGCCATCAGGCCGGTGCCAATATCGGTCATCAGCTCGTTCTTGTAGCCCGAGCCGTTGTCGACGTAGAGGATGGCGGGGATGCCGCTGCCGAGTACGGCGGAGCGCAGCGCGTCCAGTACCGCGAACGCGCTTTCGGCCAGGGCGACCGACCAGCCGACCTTCTTACGGGTGGCGATGTCGACCACCGAGGTGATCTCGGGGCGGAAGGGGCGGTTGTGCATCGGGTGCTGAACCTCGGCGTCGAAGGTATGGCCGTCGGCGCTATAAATGTCACCCGGCAGCAGGTTCGCGAAGTCGCGGCGCACGAACGCTTTGAGGCTCTTGATTTCGCGGTCGCCCATGCGGCCGAGCTGCAGCGTGACCTTGCCGACCTTGTCCAGGAAGCGGCGCACCTGCCAGATACTCGGCGCCTGGGCCTTGTCGTCCAGTGCATTGAGGAACTGACGGTATGCGTGCTCCACAGTCGGCTTTTCCGGACGTTGGTAATACTCCAGGAAGGGCTTCGCCCAGGCCGGGACCGTCATGTCGGCTTCGCGCTTCTTCGGCGCCAGCATGCCGGCGCGCTCGTATTCGACGAAGCGCAGCACGCTACGCTCCGAGGGCAGACCATCCGGGCTGGGCCGGCCACGGCCGTCGCGTGCCATCTTGAGCATCGAGGTCAGCTGTTCGCCGGCCTCGCCCTTGCGCGCCATCTCGATCAGCACGCGCGCGGCCTTCTTCATCGGGTAGCCGGAGCGGTTCATGAGCGTGTTCAGGGCCAAGAGGACCCCTTTGCGCGCATAGGTCGCAAGTGACTGACGTTCCGTCGCGATCAGCGGCAACTGGTCCTTCTCCGTCAGCGCTTTCTTACCGTGGGGAAGCGTTGCGGCGAGCTGAGCTGCTGCCTTGTGGCGAATCGCGTCCATCACATCATTCGATGGAACATATTCACGTCGTGAACCGTTCCGGCCACGGCTCTTCACCTCGACGAAGGCCCAGCCATTCTTCTCAGCGCGGCATTCAAATGCCTGACGGGTCGACGGGAAGCCTGGAAGCTGCAGCGCTGCCAACTCGACCGCGCTATAGTGCGTCTTTACAGTTGCTACCCCCATTGCGTGGCTCTGCTTCATTGGCCGTTCCCGCTGAAGTCAAGCTCAGGCGCCCCTGCCTTCATTACATTGCTGCGCTGATATGCCAGTTGACTCAATGTTCTGGTCAATGCATCGACGGTCGAGTCGAGTGACTCACCGTTCCGGTAAAATCGGCTCAAAAGCATCATCGCCTCGGCAAAACTGGCCTGCACTTCTGCCAGCTCGGTAACGTCTGACTTGCGCCCTGCTGGGATCGCGACCACCACCTTGTCACCCTGCGCCATCACCATGTATTCGCTCACGAGGGAGACACCGCAAAAGCTTTCAAATTGGCGCATACGATTTAGCGGAATCGACGTATCCGCGATCCAGCGGTACAGGGTCTTCGTCTCGACGCCCATGAGGTCGGCCAACACTTTGACCGGGCGGCGGTGCTCGGAAGCGAACTCAACACACAATTCAACAGCCTCGCCTAGGTTCGTTGGTCGAACTGACTTCCATCCTCTTTTTCGCATTGTTTCTTTTTCCATATCGGGAATCACCAAGGTAGACCTGCCGTGGCGGATTACCTAAGATTTATCGAAATGCAACGACCGAGGTGTCGCAAGCGATGGCGGAGGAAGGTTTCGACAGTGACAAAACCGGCGTAAAATCGCGCTTTGCATAACGGTTTGGCCAGATGACACGGGGATCAATGCCGATAGCATCCGCAATGATCCGCTCAGCTTTCGGGTAGGGGCGGTCCAAGGCGGACTTGAGGGTCCCGGCGCCAAGGCCACTTTGTTTGGACAGTTCCCGCAGGGACCAGCCTTTCTTATGGAGAGCGGCTACTACGTCCGCCCGATGCCAGTCGTCTTGGGCGGCGTTTTTTTGAAGCTCAGATACGCTCAT